GTATTTAGTAGTCCTAACATAGTTCATTACGATACCTTAGCTGAATAAGCTATCACCTTGCCAGAGACGCAAGATACGCTATCAAATTTACCATAGATGATCATACCCTCTCCAAGACCTAAATTAGTAACAGCATCACCAACAGCGGTAGTAGTCGTAACGACAGCACCCTCAATAGCCTGGATAGCTCTAAAACTCTCACCTGCAACAGAAGCTTCTCCACCTTCTAACAAACGAAATCCATAGTCACCCGTAGCTGACTGGTAGAAGTTTCCTTCTTTTACAATATTTTCGTAAGACATTATATTTTGTTTTTATTAATCGTGTAGTTGTAAAAAGAATACTAATCCTGCTCCTTCAACAGAATTTAAAATAGCACCTTCATAACCCTCAAACACATACAAATAGTCAATTACTTCAGAAGCAATAGTAACCGAATCAGAAGAGTAACCTATGTTTGTGTAAGCGTAATCAGTAGTACCTGTAGTTACAGCGTCAGCGTTGTAACCAATACCGCTATTCAACAAGTATCCCATTAATTAAAAATTGTTTGGTCGCTAAATACCGCTTTATCATTGATTGCTAAAGAAGCAATTCCACTTTCGGTGTTTAGTGTGATGTTTACATAAGACTTCTCTGATACTCCCGTACCTGCATTAGCCTCATAATTCATCGTTAAGCCATCCATCCATCCTGAGATAGTCACAGTTTCATTGTTGTGTAATAAAACGCAACAGATGTCTTCTCTGCGGCTCATAAGGTCTATTTGATTCACCTTATTGTCTACCGATGGTGATTGAACAGTTATATTTGTAGAAACGACTCCTAGGCCGTTTGTAGTGTTTTTACTTTCTGTAAATGTAGTAGTACCGTCTTTTAAATTGTGCTCAAACACAACAGTGTTAGCGGTGTCTACTTGCGTTACTTGAGTCTCATCAAGAGGATCAAAAGTAATCGTTAAATCTTTCTGCAATAAGAGAATAGCTTTCTTGATACCACCAGTAACTTTTTTGTTACAATTAATATCAATATCGCTTAGTAATATAGAACAGTTGAAAGCCATAATTTAAGTATAAAAAAAGGGGCAGGGTTTGATCCCTACCCCCTTGTGTTAATTTACAAGATTTGCTATTAAGCTACATCTGTCCACTCAGCATCAGCGATGTCGTAAGCAAGACTAGATTGCTCTCCAGTCAAAGTCAATTGGTAACGGTTTTTGTCACCACGTGCAGCACCAGAAGCACCATCAACAGTAGATACAAATAGTCCGTAGTCAAAACCAACCAAGTGGTGAGTACCAGCAGCAGTCTCAATGAAAGCTACAATCTCAGCGTTAGGGTTAGCTAACTCTTCCAATACGTCACGGTGAGTACCAGACATTTTTGGAATCTCTACAGTGATAGTAGGTACAGCAGAAACAGATCCGTCAGCAATAGTTTTTACATCAGTGAAAGCAGAGAAGCCGTCTTTGATGTTGAACTCCAACTCAAACACATCTCCATCAGCGAGAAGGTCATCCGTAGCAGGAGTAATAGTTACTACATTAGAAGCAACAGCAACTAAGTTATTGTCTACCAAGTTTGCTTTGTCGCCAATGTAGATTTTGGTTAAACCTCCTAAAGCGAGGTCATCACAAGAGTAAGATACTCCAGCAATTACAGTATTACAAGCCATTATTTATAAGGTATTAAATGGAGAGGCACAAGGCCCCTCCGTTAGTTATTTAGTTTATTAAGCCGCGTCGTAAGCAAGAACCATTTCCTCACCCTTGTAGTAGTCGAAACCTAACTTGAAACGACCGAACAAGTATTCTGCTTGCTCCTTAGCTTCGTATTCGTTACCGATTGCGCCAGTGTCATTGTAGTTATCTGTCAACAATACCAAGTTACTTGGAGCAGACAAGAAGAAGTGGTTAGCACTCAAAGATGGCATATGGATTACCTCCATACCGTAGTATGTTGGAATCTCACCTTTGATGATACCCTCAGGAGTAGTTGTGTGCTTTCCAGCGATAGCGATTTGGTAAGCTTGGTAAGCAACGCTTCCTAAGAAGTAAGCAGGCTTGAACTCACGATCAGCATCACCGTATACAGCGGCAACCATTACAGCAGACATAGCCTCATATGCATCTTCCATATGGTCTAAGATGTTTGCAGAAGAGATAGCAGTAGCACCGATATCAAGAACTTGAGCGGCTGGTACAGCATCGCCACCAGTTTTCATCTCAGTCAAAAGCTCTGTGTTCGCTTGAACTAAAGCTTTCTGAGCAGCTAATTTTGCGAAACGGTCGAAGATCCAAGAACGGAACTCAGCATCTAAAGTCTCTGGGTTTAACTGACCTTTCTTAAGCATCAAACCACGGTAAGAAGCCTCTAGTGCATCCTTACAGTTTTTGAAGCCCCAGTGGAAAGTCTGAACAGTCATCTCTTTCTCAGTTACTGCTGCATCGAAAGTCTCATCGAATGAACAGTTAGCACCAGCAACAAAGCCGTCACCGTCACCTGCTTGAGCAGATACAGAGAAGATTGGTACGTTCAATTTACTTTTTACTCCATCAACGATAGAGAAACGGTTCAGCACAGCTGCTGATTTTACCATTGTGTCAATGAACAAGTCTGGGCGACGGTCTCCCCAATCACCAGTTACACCTGTAACACCGAAATTCATATTATTTGCCATTTTATATTATTTTTAAAAAAAATGATTCGTTTTACTTAATTTACAATAATTACTTGCGATTGAAGAAGTTATTAATAATATCCATCTTTTCAGGTGTAATACTATTAAAGACTACAGTCTTGTCTTCTACCGATTCTGTTGCTTCTTCAGCCTTTTGCTCCGCAGCAAATTGCTCTTCAACCTCAGCTTCTGTAGCTTCATACTTTTCTTCTTTCATCTCCTCTTCGTCAGAAGCCATTTCCTCTTCTTTCTCTTCAGAGGTCATTTCTTCTTCTTCCTTAGAAGTCATCTCCTCTTCCTTATCGTCTGAGGCCATTTCTTCTTTTTCCTCATCTTCGTCTTCAGCCATCTCTTTTTCTTGAGATTCGCCCATAGACTTGATGTGCTCTTGAATCATTTCGATAGCAGACTTTAGGTCATCTACGCTACCGAACTTTTCTTCAACAGATGTCACAGCTTCTAGTAAAGAGCTATTCTCTTCTTCTAGAGCTTCAATTCGTGCCTCGTACTTGCTCGCCATAGCCTCAAATTGAGCCTCTAACTTACCAAGTTCTTTAGCAAAAGAAAATTCATTCATTTGTTCTTTATTATTTGTTGGTTTAATATCCGCTTTAATTTCAATAGAGAAACCATTTATCTCTCCATTCTCAATTGCAGTAAATAATTCGTCAGACTCAATCTTAGCCTTTACGAATACGGTTCCGTTTGGTAGATTATAACCATAGTCTACAGACTTATCGTTATCACTTTCCTTAGTCCAAACTTCAAGCATAACCACATCATCTGTATCTTGTGAGTGGTTTATACCAAATGCGTTAAATAGCCCTTCCTTAGAATACTTGTACATAATCTCCTGGATTGTCTCCTCAGTGAATCGTACATAGTAGTATCCCATTTCGGGTGAGAAGCGTAGGATTTCCTTGTTAGGAATCATAATCGGGCCTACAACTTCTTTCTTCTTTTCATCAGCAAACATCTGCACCTTCTCTACTTCATTGAAGTGGATGAAGTCTTCCTCAATAGCGGGCTTATCTACAAGAGAAATCTTGTACATCCCTTGAGCGATGTCTTCTAATGTTATATCAAATAATGGTAGTTTATCCATTCTTCTTTGCTTTTTTATGCCAGCTTGGTAGCAGGTCATTATCTTGTACATACTTAGCGTTAGACGGTCTACCGTTCTTTACTAGGTACATAAATGCGTTTAGTCGGGCAAGCCCCCATTGTGTAGCACTCGTAACCTTTGGTGAGTGCCCTGTGTTAAAAGCACCCATACCACGAAGTACAACACGCTTTGCAGCTCCCATACCAATTTTCTTATCCGGGTACTTCTCATTGTAAGCATCTACTTTAGTCTTTATAGACTTAAGAACTTTCGCAGATAGTTTTCCACCTTTTCCAGCACCTTTAGGATTCTTGTTAGGAGTATCACTCTTAGGTGCTTTGGGAGATTTCTTAATGCTTCCATCCTTGCCTTGAGTAGCGTACTCATCTTTTTTCTTACGATTACCGTACGGGACGTCAGCCACATCTGTACTTGCTTTAACTGTTCCTTTTCGTATGCTTTCAGCCTTTGCAATTGCCCAGTTAACACCGCTTGTTCCTCCCCAACCGAGCCAAGCAACATAGCCTCTATCTTTCCAAGGCGTATCCTTATACTTAGGGTCAATCGCAGCATTCTTTCTGTGGCGATTAAAAGCAGCCATTCTCGCAATAGTTTCATACGATAGTTTTCTTCTTGATGCTAATTGGTTTGCACGAGTCCAGCCCACAGAAGTCATTCCCTTAACTTCTTTGCCGTGCTTCTTCTTCCACTCAAGAACTTTCTTGGCGTTGTTAGTAGCAGATTG